TCTGGTAAAATAGATGCAGGTGGTAACAAATTACCCCCAACAAGAGGAGATGACACTCCTTTTATTCAACCGATTGCACCCATTACAGGTATGGCCGCTCCAATAGACAGCGGTATAGCATCAATCAATACTCCTTACACATTTGAGGATTACATAAAAAGTTTTCAATTCTATGCCTAAAAAAGAAGATGCACTACAACGAATAGAATCTCACGAAAAACTTTGTCGTATCATGCAAAAACAAACACACGATAAAATTCACGGACTTCAAAGTCAAATCAATAGAGTAGAAAGAATTCTTTTAGTATCTGCAGGTGCGTTAATGTCCGGTATGGCAGGTGTTATACTTGTATTGTTACAGAAACTTTAAATCCACTGTTTAAGTTCATCACCCGTTATCTTACTAGCAATATTCATTTTATCATTTAAAGCTTTTACTATTTTTTCATCAATTGTATCTTCTGCAATAATATCAATATAGGTCATCTTTCTAGTTTGACCTGCACGATTTATCCTTGCTTCTGATTGTATTCTCTTCTCATAATCATAACCATTAGCATAATAAACCATTGTATTTGCACCCGTTAATGTGATACCATACCCGCCAGTTTGTGGGGTCCCAATAATAAATCTAACAGGACTTTCTGGATTCTGTATTTCTTTAATGGCTCTTTGTCTTTCTTCATTAGAAGTATCTCCATAGTAAGTAACATAAGACTCTTTACCAAAGTTCTTTTCAACTGCATCTACAATAGATGCAATATCATGTCTGTAATGAGCCCATATCACTGCTTTGTTTTCTACTTCACTAAGTATATCTACCAAAGCACTAAGTCTTTCATTTTTGATAGGTTTGATTGTGCCATCATCCGCAGTAAAATGACCACAAGTAATTTGATGCAATCTCATTAATTGAACCATAGCAGATTGAGTTGTCATTTGTTTGCCATCCAACTGAGCTAATGCTAAAGCTTTCATTTGTTCATACAGTTTCTTTTGTTCTGGAGATAACTGAATAACTCTTTTAACATAAGTATAGTCTGGTAAGTCTAAGCAATCTTCTTTCAAACAACGATGTGAAAAAGGTTCTAGTAACTCTGATAGTTCTGCTAGATTTTTATAGCCAACAACTAATTGTACTGAACGACCACCAAAGTTAGCTGATCGCATCACTGCATACCTGGATCTAAAACTATAATAAGAACCATGATCTAATAAACTTTCATCTAAAAACTCACATTGTTTATATAAATCCAAAGGTGATTTAGTTACAGGTGAACCCGTTAGTATTCTTCTATATTTAGCTAACTCACCTAAAGCTACAATGTTTCTAGTTCTTTTAGCATCTGGATTTTTAATTGTAGTAGACTCATCAATCGCCATCAAAGCATTATGACTATTTAAAAACTTAGATGCAAACTCTATACCTTTTGATGTAGAAAATGATTCTACATTCATAATTAAAATATGTAAGTCTTCTCCTGTTTCAAACAAAGTGTTTAAAAGTTTTCTTTGTTTTTCATTTATGTTTGCTTTCCACAACACAGTTTTATTTTCAATATGTGTTGGCATATGCACAGGTATCTCCGTGTCGTACCAGTTTTGGTATACACCTTTTGGTGCAACAATTAATGCACCGTTAATTTTACCTTTGTCGTAAAGCATTGCAATGTTGTCAATAAGTACTTTTGATTTGCCCGTACCCATTTCCATAAAGTATGCAAATACTTTTTTATTCCACGATTTTTGTAACGCAGTTATTTGATGTTCGTATGGTTTAGTTTTAAATTTATAGTTCATAATTATTTTCTTCTTTCTAGTTGACATTCATAAATTATTTTGTATACACTGTCAACTGAAAGTTAAAAATGGAAAATAAAGTTTATGTAATTCAGGAACTACCAGGAACAAGATCTGGTAATCCTAAATTTAATATAATGGGCGCACAAAAATATGGCAAGTTAATCACACTTTTGCCAGAATTTTCGCAGATTATATTATCACCGGGTCCTTTAATTTTTAAATTAAGAAAATTATTAAAAGGATATACGGAAAAAGATTATCTGTTATTGACAGGTGATCCTGCAATAATTGGAGTTGCTTGCTCTATTGTTGCAGAAATAACAGGTGGTAAATACAACCTGTTAAAGTGGGATAGACAAGAACAAACTTACTATCCTATTGAAATAAATCTATACGAAAAAGGAGAAATAGACGATGGATAAAGAACGATGGAAGATACAAAATAAACTGTATCAACTGAAAGAAAAAGAAAGAATACTAGAAAGTCATTTACAGAGCATACAAGAAAGCGAGAAATTTATCACTAACTTTAAACTGTATAATAACCCTAATAATCTAGTATGGTATAAATGGTTTGCGACAATTTGTCTCTTCACGATATTACATCTTGATAAAATATTTGGATACCATTATATGAAATTTACTGCTTTACGAGAAATAAAGAAGTATAGAAGTTTATTAATACAGACACGAAAGGAGATAGAGTATTATGAAAACTGTAGTTAAAACCTTTACAGGTAGCGGTTCTATTAACTTTGAAGAAGATAAACAGAATCAACTTAAAATGTCATCAGATGATGACAAAGCAAATCTAAGTGAACAAGTTGAGAAACTTAAAAACTTAGAAGACGAGTTAAAGATCGCTGAGAAAAAATTTAAAGATCTTAAAAAAGAAGCTGACACATTGTCGAATGAAACTATTCCAACAATGATGACAGAGATGAACATCAGCACTTTAAAATTAGCAGACGGTACAGCTGTTGAAGTTAAACCCGTCTACGGTGCTTCAATACCTTTAGATAAAAAGGAAGAAGCATATAACTGGCTTCGTGAAAACGGCCTGGGTGATCTTATTAAAAATGAGGTCACTGTTTCCTTTGGTCGTAACGAAGATAACAAGGCAATAGCGTATGCTACCCTTGCACAAGGTCAAGGATATCAACCTGTCCAGAAGTTAAAGGTTGAGCCCATGACACTTAAAGCATTGGTTCGTGAGCGTCTCGAGTCTGGACAAGAGATGCCCACGGATCTATTTAACGTGTTCGCAGGAAACCGAACCAAAATTACTCGAACCTAATTAAGGAGGAATCATGAGTAAAGAACAAATAAACAAGAACCAAGTAACGAAGAAACAAGAAGCTGGAGCATTAGCTACAAATATATTTGAGGCTGATGCAGACAAAGGTCTAACTAATATAGGCCATGACGACCTAGCGTTACCGTTCTTAAAAATACTAGGTCAATTGTCTCCAGAAGTTAACAAGCGAGATGGTAAATACGTTGAAGGTGCAGAACCTGGAATGATTTACAACTCTGTTACTGGAGAACTGTTTGATGGTGAACAAGGTGTCAATGTTATACCTTGTCATTACAAACTTGAGTACATTGAATGGCAGGATAGAGGAGAAGGCTCTGGCGCTCCTGTAAACATTCATCCATCATCTAGTGACATCATGTCAAAAACAACTAGAGGTGCGGACTATAAAGATAGATTACCAAACGGTAATTACATCGATAGAACAGCATCGCATTTTGTTATTGTCGATGGTGATAACCCATCTACTGCACTGATTGCCATGAAGTCAACGCAATTAAAAGTTAGTAGAAAATGGAACAGTATGATGGCGTCAATAAAGATGAAAGGTAAAAACGGTATGTTTACACCGGCATCTTTTAGTCACGTGTATAAACTTAGAACTGTACAACAATCAAACGATAAAGGTACATGGTTTGGTTGGGAAGTATCTAAGATTGGTCCAGTATCAGATGAGTCTGTGTATTCACAAGCAAAATCTTTTGCAGATAGTGTCAGCAAAGGTGATGTTGAAGTGAAACACAGTGAAGCTGAGCAGAAAAAAGATTCTGCGAATCACATGTAAGTTACTTGTGTGGGCGAGCAATCGCCCACACTTCATAAAGAGATGTTATGGAAGACAAATTTATAGAAGCGTTTACAGGTTTAGAAAGAAATTTTGGTGTTGCTGATCTATCACAAACTAAAATAGATCCAACAACTGGTAAAGCAAAACCAGTTTATAAATGGACAGATAACGAATTAACTAAAAAAGATTATTTAGATCACTTAAAAGGTATTAGATCAATTGGTATACAACCATGTGATGATCAAGGTCTAGCTAGATTTGGCGCGATTGATATAGATGATAAGCAACATAGTTATAAAAACTTTCCATTTAAAATATATTTAGAAACAATTGCAAAATACAAACTACCATTAGTTCCAGTAAGATCTAAAAGTGGTGGGTTACATTTATATTTATTTTTAAACAAACCTGTAAAAGCAGTATTCATAAGAGGATTCTTAGAAAAATTATTATTGTGTTTAAAGCTACCACCAAACATAGAGATATATCCAAAGCAGACGGAACTCGGACAAGACTCTGAAGGTAAATGGGTCAATGGACAATTTATAAACTTACCTTATTTTAATAAGACAGAAAGAACTGCATTTAATTTAGACGGTACACAATTTACATTTGAACAATTTATAGAAGTTATAAAACAAAATACTTATACATCTGATGAACTAGAAGAGTTAGGTATTGAACACACTAAACAAATGTTAACAGG